CCCAAAGCGCAAAGTTCTTTTTCTCTTTGTTCTGGCATTCGGTGGTGTCAAAATGACTCAAGACCAGTTCAACTGATCGTGGCTCGCACCATTCAAGTTCGCGTTCCATGTGGGCAGGGGTGTGGACAACCAGCGGGTCGGCAGCGTTCAGCAGCGCGTTGCGCCCGGGCGATTCAGTCTGCTCATGGTGCAGGAACACCATCGGGTTTTCGTCAGCCAAAGTGACCATCGCCTGTTCACTCAACTGGTCGGTTCCCGTGATCACCACGCGTTCCGCGCCTAGTGCGCGTTCCCATTCGTGCGGTGGGATCAGTTCAATTTCTGCCCACGGTGGCGCACAGTCCCGATACGCGGCATCGGACATTTCAGCCCCGCCCCGATACTTGCCGGGAAGCCAGCGACCCCCGCCCGTATCTTCGACGGGTAGATGATGCGTCACCCACGCGATCACTCAACGACCGCCATGATCGGTTGCCAGAACGTACTAAAAACGTGGTCTGCCTCATACTGCTGGGCGAAGGCTTCAGCAGCGTCAGAAGCGTCTAGAGGGGCGTTATACGCCTGATTCAGGGCTTCGATTATCTCGCGGATGTACGGCAGATGAAACCATGCCCGTTGGCTTCCATCCCAGAACGGTTGACAGTCAACCAGCCAGCCCGAACCGTTCAGTTCTTTTTGGGCGGTCTGGTTCGTGGTAATGACGGGAGTACCGCAAGCCTGCGCTTCAACCACGGGGATACCGAACCCTTCACCCATCGAACACGCCAGCAGAACATCGGCTGCGGAATACAGCGCGGCAAGCGCAGTCTGGTCAACCCCGGTACGCATTACATACTGATCCGCGAACACGATGCGGTCAGACGGAATGCCTGCCGCTTCCGCGAGGTGCTGAAGGTGAACGCCCTGCGCCCCGGCTATGTCCGAATGGACATACAGCCAAGCGTCGGGGTGGGTCTTGGCAAACATGGCGAACGCTAAAAGGTTCTCGCCCCACGACTTGCGCGGCGGGTTGTTGCCCTTGTTCGCTGCGTTGATCATCACCATAAACGCATCTTCGGGAACCCCTGCCAACTGGCGACCCGTCATACCGTTATAGGTTGCGGTTGGCATAAAGTGTTTTTCAATTCCGTGCGGTGCGTACAACGCATCCACGCCAGCGTTGTGAAGCATCGTCTGCCCGAACTTCGACATGGCAACAGTCGTCACGTTCTCGCGTTTGCACCACGCAACGACATCAGGTGGGCAGGGCGTATGGTCAACGGGAACCCACGACAAGATGCGGGGAACCATGTCAAACGCCTTTGACTTGAACACCCACGCATCAAACAGAGTGAGTAACAGCGGTTTGCGTTCTGGTGCGCGGTGCGCCCATTCCTGATAGTGAGCAACGGTCACATCGTCGCTGTAGGCACTCATCCCTTTCGGGTAGACTTCGATCCCGTTCCAGACGGTGTTTGCCCCTTCAAGCCCGTAGTTCGCGTGGATCGCGGTTTGATGGCCTGCTCTGATGAGGCGGGGGGTGAGTTGCGCTGCTTGCTGCCCGTACCCGGTCTTTGCCCACGGCGCGTTTGTGTAGAAGAGAATCTGTCGCCCGATTCCGCGCTGGCGGTTTCCATCGGGTGCGCGTAGCCCAATTGCATCAGGCGTTCCGCTTCTGGGGCTGGCAGTTCGACCACCACGCCTTTGATCACGACTTGCATTCATAGCCCTTCCTCGCAGGTAAGGCGCAGGAAAAACGCAGGTTGCGGGTGAGCCAGCCCTGCGCGATCTGGCCCACCCGCGACTCAATCAGTAGGTCAGGATGCCCCACCGATGAAGTACTTGACCGCAGCGGTCTGCGGCAGGTCACCGTCGATACGCACACGCGCACGGAAGGTGATGAGGTCGTTCGCAAACGCGTAGTCGTCGGAACGCTCGAAAGCGATGCCGCCAGCCATGCGAACGTAGTACTCGCGGAGATTTCCGAAAAGCACCGACTTGGCAGCGGTTCCGACCGCAGCCACATCCGGGTTCTCGTAGATCGCGTAGCCAAGCAACTGGTCGGGCTGACCCGCCTGAAGCGAAGGCTGGAACAAGTACTGACCGTAGGTGTCCTTCAACTTACGGGTAGCCGCAAGTGCCGAAGTCGCCATCATCCAGCCCGTGCCGGGCATACGGCGGTACGCGCTGTTCACGCTGTACGACAGGTCGATGAGGTTGTCAGCGGTGAATGCACCGACGACACCCGTTCCACCCGTGACACCCGAACCAGCGGCAACCGCGATACCGTTCGGCATCGTGGAATCCGTACCCGTGGTGAGCGCGGTGTTGACTGCAACGCCGATGGCGATACCCGACTGACGGGCAAGGAAGCCCAACAGGTCAACGCCCGAATCGTCAATCATTTCACGCGACACCTGAATGAGGTGACCGTACTTGTAGGCGTTCAAGGTGATGAACGACTGGAAGGTCGGGTCAGACTCGCTGAACGCAGAACCCTGCGCGGTAAGCGATGCGGTGCTGTACGCGCTGGTACGCGGGATCTGAAGAGCCTCGCCACCTGCGGTGTTGATCATCGTGCTGGTCTGAAGCATCGGGCCTGCGACCACCATGTGTTCAACGATCTGGTCGTAGAACGAGGTCGGGACAGGTGCGCCAGTCGAAGAGGTGAGAACGTCACGCTTCTCAAAGGTCGCCGAACGGACTTCGCCACGGCAAAGCGCGCGAACGAGGTCAGCATCATTCTGCACCTCACGCGCCTCTTCGACGGTGCGCTTGCCACGGGTGGCTTCTGCGATGTTCAGTTCACGGGCTTCGTCAGCCTGAAGTTGCTTGATGATTTCCGAACGCTTGTTCAGGTCATCGTTGATACGGGCGTACTTCTGCTCTTCTTCAGCAGAAAGGTCACGCTTCTCCGCAGCCGCTGCGTCAAGAAGGGCTTTTGCCTCTTCCCATGCACGGTTACGAAGTTCAATCTGTCGGTCAATGTACGACATGGTTTCACTTCCTTTTGTGGGTTTGTGGATGGTTGATTACAACGACGCGGTTCCGCAATCGTGGGCGCGGCTCACACAACCCGAAAGAAAATGTAGATCAGGCTAAAACAGTTTGCAACTAGAACTGCTTTGACAGCAGATCAAGATGCTTCAACTTCAAGCCGATGGTGTTGACCATCTCCGGGTCAGGCTTCACGCGAAGTTTGTTGACCGTCTCTTCCAGCATCGAAGCCTGATCAGGTGACAGCGGTTTGCCGTTCTCCAAGATTGTCAACGCTTCCGCGAGTTGGTCAGCGTCAAGACCCGTCACTTCTGCGAGCGCGTCAATCGAACGCAGGCTTGCGCTCGTCGCCTTGTACGCCGGGAAGCCAGTAACCACCGATACTTCGTGCAGGCGCACTTCGCGCAGTTCGCGGCGCATCCCATCTTCCGACCAGCGATCACCGTTGCGCGGAACGCTAAAGCCGAACGACATTGAATCAACGTCGCCACGCTTCATCAGTTCGGCAAGGTCACGGGCGTAGGAAGTGTTCGGCAGATCAGCGTCAGCCAGAAGCCCCTTGCCGTCAACCGACAGGCGAAGGGTCTTGGCGCGAGTCGAACCCAGAACCAGCGTTGAATCGTGGTTCAGGTACATCTTGACGTTGTTGCGGGACTTCAGAGTTTTGTCGAACGCCCCCGGCATGATCCGTTCGATGAAGGGCAGCGGTTCGCTGTCGCTGTTGAACACGGCTGCGTAACCACGGAAGGTCATCCCATCGCCTTCCTGCCGTATCTCAAAGTCCTGAACAACCAACCTGCGGGTTTCGACTTCGGTCTTGTTTCGCATCATTTCGATTTCCTTCACTCGCTTGCCCACGTTGAACGAACGATCCTGTTCCGCGTCTAGACGGGCAACAACGCCTTCAGCGTACTCTTGCGCCCTTTGTGCTGCGGCTCTGCTTGGCCCTGAACCCCACAGCAGGTGCGCGACCAGCCCGGGCGTGATCGGGGTTTCTTCGTCTACCGCTGCGAGGTCGCCAATGTGTCGGGCGATCCACGGCCCGATTCTGCGCCATTTGGCTTCGCTGACTTGACCTTGTGCCATCAGTCGGGCTTCGCGCACCGTGGCGGGTTGCAGGCCGTCGCCTGCTTCGCCATCGGCATACAGTTCCAAACCGCGTCGGGCTGCTGCCCTCATGTATTCAGGCGGGGACAGATCGACCTGCCGTGATTCAAGCGCGGCTTCCTCTTCAACCTCGTCGGTCAGCGGTGGCAGTTCGGGTTCGGTCGGCAGCGCGTCAATCTTGATCAGTTCGCTGAACCGCTTACCTAACAGTTCTTCGGTAGGTTCGTAGTAGCCCTCTTCTGGTTCTGCTTCCCACTTGCGTACCAGCGCAATCGGATCATCGGCGGTGGCAGTCAGCGAGTATTCGCCACCTTCGACACCGAAGGTTCCTTCGGTCATGACGTATTCGACCTGCCCACGGTAGATCGCATCTTCATCGAACCATTCAACGAAGTCGCCTTCGGAAAGTTCACCGGGCAAAGCCCGTTCACCACCCGGTTCGATTCCCTCTTCAAGCGAGACTGCGACCATCTGCGCGATGGCATCGGCTTTCGACTGGTGGCAACCAATCGTTTCACCGTCATCTTTGATCGTCGCCCAACCAGAGCAACCAACCACGCCTTGCTTGATGTAGTACGGCATTACAAAGTCTCCCTAATCCAGCAGACGCTGTGACCCGTCTTGCCCGACACGGCATAGAGCGCATCCAGCGGGTTGATCACAAGTTGAATTGCGTTGAGTTTCTCTAGGCGGTAACCGTTCGTGATTGTTACGTCAGGGCCGCCGACGAACACGGCATCGGTGTTGTCAATGTTCTGGAACGTGATGCGGTACGGCATCTGGTGCAAACCGTCAATCATCGTTGGCGTAGTGCCAACTGCAATCTGTCCTGATGTGATTGCCATCAGCCCACCGGGTACGCGCTGGCTGGGTCGGTCGGGTCAATGGTGGCAAGCGGCTGCAACTGCGTCGAAGGTACGCCCGTATGCGGAATGTCAGGTAGCCCCATCGCTTCCAGCACCCCTGCAGGCTCAAAGCCTGACAGGATCAACTTTTGCGCCATCGCTACTTTGCGGTCGGTTTCGGTCAGGTTCGCCGCAGCGATGTCTACGTTCGCCAACGGAACGCGGTAGTTGTCGCCACCGTCAACAGGCGAAAAGTCCTCTAGGCGGCGAACATCGTTGATGCTCATGTACCCAGCCTGAAGCGCGGTCGAATAAACCTGTGCGCGGGTCTGCGAGTCGCCACGCAAAAGGGCTTCCATGTTGAACCGAAGAAACACGCCTTCGGGCAGAAGTCGCGAATAGGCATCTTCAAGTTTGGCGACGTAAGGCCGCAACGTATGGGTGACGAAGTGAATTGCGTTCGCTTCGACCGATGCGTATGACATAGCCCCGGGCGTGGTCACGCCCAGCATCGACGGGGGGCAACGGAACGCCCGTGCAATCTCTTCAATCGAAAGCCTGCGTGATTCCAGCATCTGTGCTGCGTCAGGGTCAACGCCAGTCTTAGTGAACTTCGCGCCACCTGTGAGCAGCCCGGGGCGATGCGCCTTGCGAAGTCCCTTGTGCTTGTTCTCAAACCCGTCAACAAGTTGGGTCGCCTGTTCTTTCGTCAGGTTGCCGGGAAACTCAATGATGCCGCTGGTGGTCGAACCCTGCCCGAAGAACCGCGCTGCGAATTCCTCAAGAGCCTTCGCCAGACCCAATGACTGCTTGATCAGTTCAATGCGCGACTCACCGCGAAGTTGACCGGGCTTACGCATTTCAACGATGTGCAAGATTTCGTCAGAGAACATCGGTCGGTCATCGTGGGTGGTGGTGTAGACCAGTCGCCCTTCGCCGTTGCGGTGAACGTGAACGTGCTGCGGGTTCAAGACGATCAGGGCGGCAATACCGCTGTCGTCGCGCACGATGCGAACGAAAGCGTTTCCGTCGATCAGCAGGCTGAACAGAACTTCCTGAAAGTGATCTGTCTTTGTGATGTTTGTATCTGGGTAGTCGATCCACGTTGGGCGCGGGAACACGGGTACGCGCTCGCCATTCACCCTACGGAACGGGCCAACAGGCATCGTAGAAATGCTGTCGCTAATCAAGCGAACGCAGGCGTAGACCGTGCCAAGCCTGATCGAATCTTCCTGCGTGATGATCGTGCCAGCGTTGGTGGTGAGCGCGTAGGAATCGCCTGCACCCCACAGGGTCTGAAACGAGATAGCGCGTTGTTCAGTTGCGTTCGGCAGTAGTCGTTCCAGCATTCAGTTCACCTTTGCGCCCGGTTGCAATCCCCCAAAGTACCAAAAGAATTCCTGAAACGATGAAGCCTAGTGGAAGCCACCACAGGAAGCAGCCGATGGCGATGGCGATGAGGCCGACCAACTCAAACAACAACGGAATCATTTATGTCCCCTCATACGTCATAGAACATCGGAACTATCTCTTCAGGCGGGTTCGTTGATGCGCGATCCAACGCCATGACCAGCGCAATCGCCGCGTCGATCTTGCGCTTGCTTTTGCCCTTCGACAGTCGCCACCCGTTATCGGTCATGCGTTGCGCGGCAGACAGAACCTGATCGGTGAAGGTTGGTTGCCCCCGATGACGCACCTTGCCTGTCACGATCAGTTCGTAAGCCTGACCACAGGCAGGAACCATGCGAGCCGCCGACTGCGGAAACTCCACCATCGGCAACCCGTCATCCTGTAGGACTTCTGCTGACCGCTGGAAAAACGCTGGGTCGAACGCAACTTCTTTCAGGCTGTATTTCATGTGCAGTTCGCGCAACAAGTGTTCAACAGCGGCAACGTCTACCGACTGCGAATCGGGCTGGATGATGTGCGGTTCCGTCACAAACAGATCACCCTGTTTCTGCACCGCCACGACGGCGATGGTGTCGTGCTTCAATGCCATGTCCACGCCGACCCACGTTGGTTCGTGCGGGATCAGTTCTTGATCACCCCGGCACAGTTCCCACGCGCCTGCGGGTAGCCATGATTCCTGCGAACGAACCCATTGACCCAGACGGTATCTGCGGTACGCCATCTCGCTTGTCTGCTTCGCAGCGGATTCCATGTCGCCCAAATCCATCAGCCCTTCAGCAAGGTTCGGGTTCGCCTGTCGCCATTGGGCTTGGTCAAAAATGTCGCAGTCCTCATCGGACTCCCACGACCAGAACCCGAACGTGGGGTCGTCTAGTTCGCCTGATGCACACTTTTTGCCGTACTGGTAGAGCAGACCGCACGGGGAATCCAAGTCATACCCGGGTGTGGTGATGCCAACTACCAGCGGTTCCTTACGCGCACCCGAACCCAGCGTCAGAGCGTCGTACAAATCTGTGGTGCGCTGAACGTGCAATTCGTCGAAGATCACCGTGGTCGGGTTCAAGCCCTGCGCCAGTTTGCCGTCAGCAGACAAGACGCGATACACAGACCCGAACAGCGGCACTTCAATCGCGTCACGATAAACCTTGCATTCCGCAGCCAGCAGCGGGTTAGACAGAATCTGTTGCTTCACTTCACCGAACACGATGCGAGCCTGCTGACGATCACCAGCCGCCGAATACACTTCTGCACCCGGCTCGCCAGCAAACATCCCGTACAGCGCAATCGCAGAACCCATCAGCGATTTGCCGTTCTTGCGAGGCAACATGATCAGGGCGCGTCGATACCGCAACCGCTTCGTCACCGGGTCGCGCTCATACAGGCCACGCATCAACCACTTCTGCCAGTCGGTGAACACAAGCGACTGACCAGCCAAGAAACCTTTCGTGACAGAACAATATGATTCAGCAAACTCAACTACTTCAGGGCCGTCAGACAACGCCGACCGCATCGGCGTAAAGAACTTTGGCGACCAGTCAGGATGAGGCTGCGTTACGTCGCTGCGCGATCTTTTGGTTGAGTTTGACAAACTCTGATTCCTTCACTTCGCTAAGTCCAATGCGCGAACGGTCAACAGGGTTCATCCCCAAATCACCCAGCGCAGAATAAATTTGCTTCTCCAGTTCGCGTAGGGCTTTGCGTTCACGCCACGCGTCAGGATCGCTCAACACTCTATGACGCAACTGCTGTCGCTCGTCTACCGACTCGCACACCAACAAAACTGTTTCGCCATCGGTCGAAGGTTTGAGCCATGCCCAGCATGACGACCACACCCGCTGCCACAGTTCCGAACCAGCCTTGCCCAACGGTCGATGCGGTTCAGGCAACGTCGAAGCCGCCACAGGCAACGCCACCACTTCCGCTTTGGGCAGGGGTCGCTTGCCCGGGTTACCCGTGCGCTTCTTCTGCTCAACTGGCTTCGGGGGTCTGCCCATTCGGGTCATTTCGATCACTTTCGTTGCGTTTCGGAAAAGCATAACTTTCGCGGTCGCGCACGGA